CACTAAACCGGGATCGCTTAAACCAGTCCGCCGCCGCCTTGTCATCGGTCAGAATCGCTCCGCCCTTGGATAGCTTCAAGTGCTTATAAGGGCCGGTAAAACTCAGGCACATGAAAGTCCCGGGAATATACATTCCCGCCGTGAACCGCAAGGCGGAATCCACTGTCCTGGAACCGGAAAGCAGATAGGCGCCCTTGATGCTTTTCCCCGCCACACGGGAGAATTGCACGCGGCCGCCGGCATGAATGATTTCGCATGGAACCGATGGATACGTTCGTTCCGGAATCGTGATTTCCCGCCCCTCGATGTTTTCATATTTCAGGGACAGAAACAGGGCATTGCTCATATTGTCCACAGTCACCGCGTAAGGCGCCCCCGTGTATTTGCAGAGCGCTTCCTCGAAACGGGCCGTGATTTTATGGACTCCTTCGGCCATCACTGCACCCCCTTGCGCAACTCAATCCATCGTGGGTTATCCTTTTCGATCATCAGTTCCATAATCCGCGCCAGCACCGCTTTGGTCCGGACAATAATTTCGTCCTGGGGAAGCCCAGCCCAGGAATTATGGTCGTGTTTCCGGTAAACGGATGGGAAAACTCCGTCCAGGTATTTGCAGCCGCCAAACATCCCCATATGAATGCAGCGCATATAGTGATGCCGGAAATTCTGAAAATCCAGCTTTGTCCGCTCATTGTAATAATTCCGGTGCATGATGGTAGCGCTGGCTATCCAAAACTTTCTGCTGGATAGAGCAATGAGCTGATCAGCAGTGTAGCTTGGTTTTTCGCGCATCAGGTTCATGAAATTGATTCCTGTCTTCACGCGATAATCGTGATAGCACATGGACAAATCGCTGTTTTGCTCCATGAAATCAACCTGCTTTTGCAGCTTTCGGAAATCCGTCCAGTAGTCGTCGCCGTCGCAGATGGCTATATATTTTCCGCGGCAAACCGGCAGGATATGCTCAACATCGGGATAAAGCCCCGTTTTGGCAAATTGGTTTTCAGCCTGGAATATCGCACGAATAATGCCCGGATATTTTTCCGCATATTCTTTAATGATTTCCGGCGTCCTGTCCGTAGAAGCATCGTCGTGAACAATGGCCTCGAACGGAAACGTCGTCTCCTGGCTCACAAATCCATCCAGCGCCTGCGCGATGTATTTTTCATGGTTATAGGTCAGACAGGAAATGCTGACGATAGGGATTCTTTTATCCATGGGACTCCCCCTTTTCTCTGGCCGGATTTCCCATAACGACCGCGCCGTCGGAAACGTCCTTAACGACCACCGCTCCGGCGCCGACAATCACTCTGTCCCCTATAACAACGCCTGGTTTGATGATCGCTCCGCTACCAATCACGCATTCCGAACCAATCCGCACATGGCCTCCTACGTTGATTCCGGAATACAGTGTTGAATACTCGCCGATGCGCACATCGTGTCCGATAATGCTTGCGACATTGATCCACACAAAATCCCCAACCTGCAGGTTTACCGAGATGAAGTTGTAGGGTAGCGAAACAATGCAGCCCTCGCCCCACTCGATATGCTGGGAAATGTTGGATTCTTCGTTAAGAACAACAGGAAAAGAAACATCCGGACAATGAATCTTGATCTCCCGGATCAGTTCGCGCTTGACTTGCGGATTTTCAACAATGCACATCGCCACGGCGCATTTTTCAAAAAGCAAATAACCGCGCCCACCCAGAACAGGAATATCATTGATGATTTCCCCCTGCTGTTTCGTATCGTCAATAAAACCTCGCACTTGCCATGTGGTTGAATGTTCAAACGCATTGGCAAACTCGCGTCCCGCACCGCCCGCGCCGTAAACGAAAATGTCGCGTTTCGCACCGCCCGCGCCGTAAATGAATATGTCGTTGGAAAATCTCATTGCTTTACTCCGTCCCGGTATTAGATATTCATCTCCAGTTTTCCGTCACAAAAGATTCATGCAAACATGCTGCCGGCTTGGGCTGCCCGTGGAAGGCGACAACCCGGCAATCGTCCGGGATCCCCTTTTTAAGCACCTGGAATTTGTAGGAGCATACCATCCACTCCGGAAATAGTTCATACCGGATACCGTTTTGCGGGTTGTTGATGATCTCCTGTGCCGCCATCCGTAGCACGGCGCCGGATGGCGGATGAAGCGCGTCCCATGTCGGCATTCCGGCCTTGACGTATTCATCCCATACCTTCGCTCCTGCGCCATTCCGCAGAAGCGTGACACTGGTGTTCATATACCGTTCCCTGCCGTAGCGGCACATATGAGATGGTTCATCCTTCATGTGTGCCTGCTCTGCAGGGAAATTAATAATGTCGTCAAGGCTCCCGATAATAACGATATCAAGGTCCAGATACAGGATTGTTTTCGTTGTGACGCCCGGTGGATTTTTCTGGAACAACGGCATGGCTGACCACCAGGACGGAAGTCCTACGGGCACAATCCGGATGTTTTTGTTGATCGCGTCCGTCCTGCCGGGACGTTCCGCATCTGTGCCGACATAACAGACAAAATCAAAGGGGATTGTCGTGTTTCGGCACACCGAATTATACAAAATATTGATATATTCCGGCGGATAATAATCTTTCCCGTCCCAGCAGCAACCAATCGTGATTCTATCCGCGGATGAAAGCCATTCCGGTGTCGGAGCGCCAAGCAGATCCCGCGTCCACCCGGACATGGACTTTACAAGACCGATCAATTCGAGTTTATGATGATTCCATCCGTGACGAAACTCCTCATATGAATTACCGCCCGGCGCCTTTCCGGTCAGCGGACATCCGCAAAGGATAATTTTCCGGTATCCCATGCGGATAGCGGCCAGCGCGCCGGTAATTGCGGATGATCCGGTCGGTGGGCGGAAGGGTTCAACAATATCCACCCCAGGGGCCGGGGCGGGGCCGATGATTTTAAAATCGTAATTCCCTCCGCATGCCTCGTGGCGCTGCATCATGATCTCCCGAATGGCCGGAATATTTTCAGGATGGTTGTTGCAGATATAATCGATGCGGCCAAAATACTTGTCCGTGGAACTTAATCCCACGGCCATATGGTCGCAGGATTCCAGGTTTGGAATTCCGGACAGATCCTCAAAGACCGAGGGAGCGGAGCCTATGATGACCAGGGGCTTCATCCTGCACACCCCCCGCAGGATTCGATAGCCTGACCGACCCGCCGTATATCTTCCGGCGTGTCCACACTTGGTGAATCAATCTCCGTCACGCCAATTTTGATTTTATATCCGTTCTCCAGGATGCGAAGCTGCTCCAACGACTCGGCTTTTTCCAGCACACCGGAGGGTAGCAGTGAAAATTGACGCAGGAACCACGCCCTGTAGGCGTAAATTCCGATGTGCTTGTAAATATCAGTGCCATTACCATCTTTCTGGAACGGGATCGGCCAGCGCGAAAAATAAATGGCCTGATGGTCCGCCCCGAAAACAACCTTTACGGAATTGGCGCCGGCAATTTCCCTTGCCGACGTAATTTTAAAAGCGAGGGATGCAGCCGGAAAGCCGGCATCGCCGGCCAACGCGGAAACCACCTGCTCGACGTGGGCGGTCTGAATAAGCGGCTGGTCCCCCTGGATATTGACGACAATGTCGTCGCATTCGAGCAGAAAACTTTCCGCGGCATTCGACGCCCTGTCCGTTCCTGTTCGACAATCGGCGGGCGTCATAATAACGTTCCCGCCAAAATTCTTTACGGCCTTTGCGATGCGCTCATCGTCCGTCACTACGCCCGTCCAGTATGAGCCGGCGTAGCCTGAGGCCCGTTCGTAAACATGTTGAACCATGGATTTCCCGTTGATGTCGGCCAGGGCCTTCCCCTCAAATCTGGTGGATTTGTACCGTGCCGGAATCATGCAGATAACCTTCATGTCTTTCCTCCCATAAGCCATTCCTGTGTCGGAGCGCCAAGTAGCTCCCGCGTCCACCCGCTCATTGAGCGGACCCTGTCGTTCAGGTATTTTTTCTTGTTTTCCCAGCCCACGCGAAAACTGTCATAGGGACTTCCATTGTTGTTTTTCCCTTCGAGTGGGCATCCGCAAAGGACAATTCTGTCATATCCGAGCTTGATGGCGGCCAGGGCGCCCAGCAGGGAGGATGATCCGGATCTATCGCCCGGAAGTAACGGCTCGATGATATCGACTCCGGGACTGGTCAGGTGCGATATCACGGTATAATCGGTATTTCCGCCAATGCTCTCGCGCCTCTTTTTGATTTCCGGGATTTGGTTTGGGTGATACGTCGCCATATACCGGGAATAAATCGCGTGCATTCCCGACGCGGAAAGCCCGATAATCATGAAGCAACAGCACGAATGCGGAAGACCAAAGGCTGAAAAAAAGCCGTCAATGTCTTCCAGGACACATGGGGCGCTTCCGGTTATCATCATGATTTCTTTTTTTATCGCTTCCATTGTCGCTTCCGATTCCTGTTTTTTACGGCGCGTTCGGGGACCGCGCCCTACAAGGTACATGGATTCCTGTTTTTTACGGCGTGTTCGGGGAACGCGCCATACAATTTACCATCCACCATTTACTGGCTGTATGGATCCCCAATCTTTGTCCAGTATGTCACGTCAAATCCGGCCTGCGAGCCGACGCTGACCGCCCCGTCATCCAGGGCGGATTCGAGCCCGCCGCTTTTATAGACGATGGAATCGGCATACGGCTGCAGGTAGGTCACCGGAGACTCCGGACTTTCCACAAGCCGGCGCCGGTCCCATAAGGGCGACGTAAAGCACTTGATCAGGTCGCCCAGAATCCGCTCGGATATGACGGACGGATTATCCGTTCCGAACTTGCAGATTCCTTCGGCGCGGAGCGTCATGATATGCTTGGCCATCCCATACATATTCTGGCTTTCTTCCGACATGGGCCAGATGACAATCGCCGGGAGTTCGTCCGCGTCCAGCGTTTTGCGGGCGCGAACCACGTTTTCTCCGATGTCCGTAGCATAAGCCTGCGGTGATCCGGTAGTCCGGATCACAGCCGCCCTGGCCATAAATTCAAGGATGATCAGCTCGCGGATGGTGTTCATGTATTTTCCCCTCGTTGCTCATTTAAGTTTTAAGTAATTAAGTATTAAGTAATTAAGTATTAAGTAAATTTTTCTTAAATCTTAAATCTTAAATCTTAAAACTATCTTTTCTTATTTCATCGTTCGTTTCACAATTTGCTTAATTCAAATTCCAGCTCGTGCTCTAAATTGTTGTGCAGCCGTTCATTCGCTTTGGTCAGGACCGTTTTCATAATCGGACCTTTATCGCCCAGATAATCAGGCACGCGCGGTGCAGAGCCTTCTCTAATTGGAAGTCTGTATATCTTTGGTAACCTGGCATAGGGGATAAATTGGTTTAATTTTGCACTTGGTTTATTATGCCATTGCCATTCGCGCCAGAAAACACCTTCATGTCCACTCTTCATGGTCGCAATAAAACCACGCTGAAGTATCGTTCGTGATTTGTCTTTTCTGACTTGTACGGAAACACCCTTTTGGACCTGTCTTGTCCCAATGAAATCGGTTAAAGCAAGAGGTTTTCCGGTGCTCTGAAACTTTGCTGTCAGATTCAGTGTGGTCGCTTTTGTAATCTTAAACGTCTCATCAACGGCCGATTTTTTTACATTTAGCTTCTCCCTGATCGCGGAGGAGGCGTCCGTTTTAACGCCGGTCAATGTTTTATTCACAGACCGCATAGTCACCAGTGCAATGGATTTCTCGATTCCATCCAGCATAACGCGCACTGCTTTCATATCGTCCTGGTTGATTTGAATTGAAAACGCTCCCATTATGTCACCACCGCTTCCACGGTCAGACCATCGTTGCGAATGATGCTCGACACGGTAAAGATTTCCGCTCCGACGGTGAAAACATCATTGCGGTTCGGTTCCTGTCCGATCTCGGAAAGCAGCGCTTCGATGCTGATCCCAGCCACGGCTGCCTGGGCGGTCAGTCCGTCCGGCTGCAGCAGAATATCGCGGTTGATAATGACCCGGCAGGTCACCGCCGCGCCGCCCGCGGGCGTGTAAACCGCGTCTTCACCAATCGGCGAATTGAAGATATCGGAAACGGCATTGACGAAGATGGCGTCGGTCATGGTTTATAACTCCGATCTTATTCTTTCCGTTCGGGCGTAAGAAACTGATCATAAGAATTTGTGAAAAAATTCTTAATGATATAAGATCCGCCTGATCCGACGAATACCGCTACCGTTGACTTTAGAACATCAAGGGTCGGAAATACACCGGAACTCATGGTTGTAAACAAGTAAACCGCGGAGGATCCCAGGGCGATCCCCAGCGCCCTCAATATGTCTTTTCGGTTTAGCTTTAAAAAACTGCTTTTAATGATATTCATAGCAATCCACCGTTTTTTCCAGTTTGAGCGCGTAATCGATCAACTCAAGGTAATTCGACATTATTTGTTTGACTGTCCAATGATGGGATCGATCAGGATCGGGCGGACCGGCGCCGGGCAATACTTTTCCGCCGGCTTTTGAATCGGCGGTTGTATCTCCGATCGCGGACCTGCGCAGGCCGCCAGAATTAAAATAATAAGTAGCATCGCTGATAATTTTCTCATCGGCTTCCTCCAGAATAACTACGGTTTTAATTTGCAGGACTTCTTCGCGGATGGTTGCGGTTGTCGTCTGTATTGATTGCTGCGCTTTCTGCGCTTTACGGGCTTGCGCCAGATTGGTCTTGTAATCCCGAATCTGCCCCTGTAGGTCAACATTGTCCCGAAGCATCGTTGCAATCTTTCCGTCCTGCCTGGTGATGACAATATCCTTATCTTTCAGCACCGCACGTTGCCAGAGATACAGTCCGGAGATAGCGACAACTAAAAGCGCCAAAACGCAGAGAATTATATTTTTCGGATTTAAATACCAGACCATGTCGTTTACCTCTTCTTTTTCCGCTTCTTCCTTTTTTCTTTCTTTTCCGCCATTTTGCGGCGTAGGATTCCTGTTTTCAATTTCACCCTCACCCTAACCCTCTCCCATCAAGGGAGAGAGAATCATGCGCCCATTCAATGTCCCCCGCTGGCGGGGGCAGGGGGTGGTTCATAATTCAAATAAGTGCTTTCTCAGTTTCTCCACGCGATTCATCCAGCCATTCAGAAATTTGGACAGGGCTGGGTTTCTGCTGACATAGGACACATACTGATTCCGGCGCCGGATGCACATTTGATCCGCGAAATTATAATCGGAAGTGATCATGCGCAGCGAGTTAAGTGTTTTCGGGCCGATGACACCGTCTGGTTTTACGCCCAGGGTTTCCTGCAGCAGCCGTGCGGCGGTTTTCGGGCCGCTATTAACCGCAACATCGAACAGGACGGCGGCGATCGGCGCGGGAATTTCCTTCATCGGAAAACAATCCCAAAAATATTTTTTATAAATCGGCGCGGCTTTGGACGAATCGGTGGCGCGGATGTCATCGCTGTCGATATCGCCGTCATCATCCAGATCGCCCAGGTCATAGTCGCCGGTTCCGGCCAGAAATTTCAGGCTGATTCCGTGATTCGTCGCGCCCCCGGAATCGCCGGGAACGTTATTAAACCCGCCCTCAACCTGAAACAGGAAAGCCAGACATTTTTTAAAATCTTGTTCCGTGGCCATGATTCACACCGAAGTTAATTTTTTCAACTCCTCAGCGCGGATGCCGCTATTTACCGCAACGATCAATAGAATTTCGCGGATCTCGCCGACACATTCCCATATTTCCTTGATTTTCTCGGAATGGTCATTTTGGTACGTTTTAAAGTCCTCTATCCTGAGGTAGTCGTTTTTCGTTGCTTTCTTAAAAAAAAACCCAATAACCTGTTTTAAAACTTCCCATAAAATCAGAGCAATAATAACCGTGATGTAAGGATGTGCCGGCAATAAATCCATTTTCCGCGTCCCCCGTGATGTTTATCGTTCGCAAATTGATAAACCCTGTTCGTCCCGGATCAGGCGGGTTTCTTCGTCCCGGATCGGCGTGGCCGTTGCGTCCGCCAGCTCCGCCGGGACCAGGTAGATGTGCTCCAGCGCCGGGATCAGGAGATCAGGGGTTTCTTTCATTGCTCGTTGCTCGCTACGATAATGTTATAGGTCTTTTCCGTATCGAGGGATGACGGAGTGAATTTAAACGCCTCGACATATACGTTATCCAGGCGGAACGTTTTCGACTTGTTGAGCGTCGTCAGGTCCACCGGAGAACCGGTTACGGTTACATATTCGCTTCCGCCGGGCGGCAGGTATTGAACAGCCAGCGTCCCGGCTGACGGCTGCGCGGAGACTTCGATGGTGATCTGGTGATGCGCCAGATACTCATAGCCCTTATTACCCAGGGTTTGCGCGCCGTCCGCCTGCTTTTTGGCAAGGGCTTTTAAAACGTGATTTTTATACATGTTTGGCCTCCTCGCGGCATTTGTAGGGGCGAATCATGATTCGCCCCTACGATTAATGATTAAACTGCCGCCCGCAAAAGCGCATACTGGATTTTGTCGCCGGCCGTAAAAGTCCCGCTGGCCGTCACAACGATACCGGCGGGGGATGCCTGCGGAAGCGCCGATACGATGGTCAGTTTCGGCGATCCGCCGTTGACCTGGAATGTGCAGATCGCCACGTCGGTCGCCAGGGCGCCGGTTACGGGGATCAGCTCGGAGGTATCGAGCGGGCTATCTGCTACGGCGTGCACACCGGCGGCGATGATGTTGAACAGTGCGCCGTCCTGTCCGTTCGGAGGCGGGATATAGACGTTGATGGTTGATGTCGCTCCGCTGGTGACCGCTTCCAGGGCGATGCCGAAGAACTTACCCGATTTCTTTTTTGTGATAGTTGTGCCGTCCGTGAAGAGCCGGTCGCCCAATGCAACGGCGCTGTTTCCGGCATCGTTTACCGCCGTCACGGAAAGGTCGAATACTGCCGGGCCAAGTTCCACGGACGCTTTGGCGTCAGCGGAATCATAATCGGTCAGGGCGACACCGCGCAGGGCGCCTCCCACAACCACATGATCGCCGGAGTCAATAGTGGATCCGACGGTCAGACGAAGGACTTTTCCGTCCTGAACTTTATTTATAGCCATGTTTTTTTCCTCCAAAAAAGTTTTTGTTATTCCTGAATTCCCGCCTCCGCAGGGATGACAACGGAGGCGGGCTTTACTTAAAACTTAAAACTTAAAACTTAATACTTACTACTTCTTACGCTCCTTCATTCCGATACATGCCGCGATAATCCGTCGCATAGGCGCCGGCATCGATGACAACGGCATATTCAAAGCCTTCCACGCTGAAACCAGGCTGGATCATTTCCAGAATGGGTCCGCGGCGTCCGTTCAGGAAGACCACTTTTACGGTGCGCCCTTTGGGTCCCATCAGGTACCAGGCTGACTCGGAATCGTCATCCAGACGGGGCTCATAGACGCGGGTCAGATAGTTCCCGGAATAGGGGTTTACCCGGGTGGAGGCGAAGCTGGAATCCGTCGCCACGGTATCGTTGTCGGAATATTTATCCGAGCGGAAGAAGATTTCACTGGTCCCTTCCAGTGCTTTCGGCGCCACAAAAAACTGCGGGCGGATGTTCAGGCGACGCTTTCCGGCGAGGTCCTTGTGCGTTCCCATAACCCTTATGCCTTCGGCGATGTTGGCAATTCCCGGAGCCGACAGGTAACCCGATGTCGCATCGTTGAGGCGCGTGGAGGCCGTTGAGAAAATTGCCACGCCGTCTCCCATGGTGCCGTTTCCGGTGATGACGGCATAGACGATATCGCCGATTTTGCGGTTGGCCGCTTCGGTGCGCTTGGCCGGCATGGCGGTGAGCGCGTTCAGGTCGTCATTGATGATCATCACGCGCGTGACCTTGAACTTTTTTCCGTAGCTGGCAATTTTATATGTTTCGGGTGTTTTTTCGGTAAATCCGCCCAGTTTGATTTCGCCCGCGTCTTTGATCTCTTCCAGATCGTCAAACTCGGATAAGGCGTTGTCATAATAAGTTTTGAAATCGGATACGCTTCCTTCACCCGTCCAGATCGGCCAGGTTTCCTGTGCATCGTCCCATCCCTGCTGCATGGACTTGGTGGCCAGGTTGGCCAGGATATTCGGGAAGTCCGAAGAGGTCATAGCGCGTCCGACCATGGATTTGACGTCGCCGCGATGCGGAAGCCCGGACATGCGCAGGCATTCCCGCGCGATCTCTACCAGAGTAAACCCGCGCAGTTCGTCGGCGCCGGGCGCTGGGGAATCCACCTTCATGCCGGCCCGTAAAATAAGACCGTGCTCGGCTGCGGCACGGAATTTGTCCTTTTCGGCGACGATAAACTCCGCGCCGCTGGCGCCGGGATT